GTGCGGCGAGGTCGAGATCGACGACGAGATGTTCGCCCTCCTCGAGGCCGGGAACGACGCCCCCGCCGCCGGCGACCAATTCGGGGAGCAGCTCTGACCGCGCCGATCGTTTGCGAGCATGACGGGATCGGCGTCGTCCGCGACGATTTGTTCCCGGGCGGGACCAAGGCGCGGGCGCTGCCGATTCTGTTCGGCGCCGCTGACGAGATTGTCTATCCCGGTCCATGCGAGGGCGGCGCGCAGACGGCTTTGGCTCACGTCGCCCGCCTGCTTGGCAAGCGGGCGACGCTATTCGTCGCCAAGCGCGCCAAGCCCCATCCGCGCGCCCTCCTGGCCAAACGCCTGGGCGCGAAGATCTATCAGGTCACGCCGGGCTATCTGAGTGTCGTCCATGCCCGCGCTGCGGCCTATTGCAAGGCGACGGGCGCGAAATTGCTGGCCTTCGGCATGGACTATCCCGAGGCGATCGAAGCCATTGCCGCCGCCGCCAGGGCGCTTGACGAAAGGCCGGACGAGGTGTGGTGCGCCGCCGGCTCGGGGGTGCTCGCCCGGGCGCTGGCCCTCGCCTGGCCGAAGGCCCGCCGCCATGCGGTCCAAGTCGGCCGGACGTTGACTGCCGCGGAGGTCGCCGGCGCCGCCATCCACGTCTATCCGCGCCCGTTCGCGGCCGAGGCCCGATCAGCGCCGCCGTTCCCATCCGACCCGCATTACGATGCGAAGGCTTGGGAGACGGCAACGGCCCGCCGAGGGGCGGGCCGCGTGTTGTTCTGGAATGTAACCGGGCCGGCTTAAGCCGTTTGCGCTCCCCCATTCGCCGCGCGGGCCTTGAGGGCGATGATCGCAAGGTTGCGATATTTGTCGATCGCCTTCGGGCTCGACGAGACTGGGTTGATCGCGAATTTCTTCAGGCCGGCGAGATTGCCCGCCATGGCCATAACGACCACCTCGTGGAGCTTTTCGCGAAACCGCGCGTGGGTCGGCGCCGAGAAATCTGGCGCGGGCGGAAGGACGCCGCGCTCGGCCTTGGCGAGGATTCCGGCCCGCTTGCCGCCCGGGGCGCGCGTCTTGGCGGGCGCCTTGGCCGAGACCTTGGCCTTGCCGGCCTTGCCGTTGGCCTTGGGGCCGGCGGCCTTGCGCTCGGCCTTGATCTTGGCGACTTCCTTCCGGCTGGCCTCGGCGGCCTTCTGCTTGGCGCGATAGCGGGCTTGCGCCTCGGCCTTCTTCGACCGCTCGGCCTTATTGGCCGGCGGGGCGTCCATCTCGATTGCTGACACGTTTGTCATCGGTTTCTCCTGTTGCATCATTTGGGCCGGGGTGATCGGGATCGAGTGGCCCGAGGGCTCGATCGCGTAAAACATTGGCTGCGCTTGGCAGGTCGGGTGAGCGGCTTTCATCGCCGCCCCGAGCGCCAGCGCCTCGTCTGTGGTCGTCGCCTCCGCCCGGTCGAATTGGCCGCGGCCGAGGAAAAGATGCACGCGATAGCTGGTCGCATTCGCGCGAATTGCCGCCTCGAACGCGAGCCTGGCTTGTCCTTTGGAGGTCATTTCTGCTCTGCCTTTCGATTGGATGCAGGAAGGTTCTCTCGCCTTGCTACCGGGCCGCTCATTCCTTACCGGGGGCTACCACGCGCATGTCGTGGGGTGTCCCGCTCGGACCTATTGCTGTTACTGACGCGCCAGTCTTGGGTATTGAACCGGTCCGCCTTCCTGCATCCCGGCGGGCTTACCAAACCCGCCGATTTCCTAAGCGCGGTGGATTATCCGCTCCGCGTCTGTGGAGCGTAGTTGAGGAGCTGACCGCGGGAAGTCCACTCCGAGACCAGGCCCTCCCACAAAATATTTGCGGCCAATATTTGAGGCCTCCGCGAGGGGCGAAAACCAGGGGAAATGATGCAGCCAGGACGAAGACCGACGCCAACCAATCTGCGGGTGCTGCGCGGCAATCCGGGGCACCGCCCGGTGCCGAAAGAGCCTAAGCCCACCAAGCTGGCGCAATGCCCCGACCCGCCCGCTTTCCTCGAGGACTATGCGGCGGAGGAATGGAATCTCGTCGCCCCCGAGCTGCACAGCCTTGGGCTTCTCACCACCGTCGATCAGGCGTCGCTGGCCGCCTATTGCTACAATTATTCCCAATGGCGGACCGCGGCCGAAACGCTCAAAAAGCTCGCCGCAAATGACCCGGCAATGCACGGCCTTCTGGTCAAGCGCGAGAGCGCGGTGGTGCAAAACCCGCTCGTCTACATCGCCCGCAAGGCTGCGGCGGAAATGGTTCGTTACGCGGCGGAATTCGGCTTCACGCCGGCCGCCAGGTCGCGCATCGCCGCTGGCGTCAGCGACCAGGAGCCCAGGAAATTCGCCGGCCTCCTGGCCGGATAAAACGAACCGCCGCCGGCAGGCCGTACGTGGGTATCATGAAGGCAATGGCCGGCGGCGGCCTCTCGGCGGACCGAGAAGCGTAAGGATAGCGCGAAACAGTGGGTAAGGTACAACGCACGGCCGAGGGCAAGCGCCAGGCGGAAGAAGTCATCAAGTTCATCCAGACGCTGAAGGTTCCGTCCGGCTATGGACAGGGAAAGCGCTTTAAGCTCGCGCCCTGGCAGCAGAGGTTCGTCCGCGACATCTACGAACCGCGCCTCAACGACAAGCGGGTGGTGCGGCGGGCGATCCTGTCGATGGCGCGAAAGAACGGCAAGTCGTCGCTGATCGCCACCATCGCGCTCGCCCACCTGGTGGGGCCGCGGGCTATCCCAAACGGGGAGATTTATAGCGCCGCTAACGACCGCGACCAGGCGGCGATCATCTTCAAGTTCGCCAAACAGATCGTCGAGTCTGATTGGGAGCTCAGGGAAGCGGTGGAGATCGTTCCCTCGACGAAGACGATGATCGCGCGCAAGAGCGGATCGATCTATCGCGCCATCTCGGCCGAGGCTGGAACCAAACACGGCTATCTTCCGAGCGTGGTCATTTACGACGAGCTCGCGCAAGCCAGGAACCGCGAGCTTTACGACGTCCTCGACACATCGTTCGGCGCGCGCGAGGAGCCGCTGTTCATCGCCATCTCGACGCAGTCCAACGATCCCGAACATATTTTCTCGAAGCTGATCGACGACGGCCTCTCCGGCATCGATCCATCGATCGTCTGCCACCTCTACGCGGCCGACGACGATTGCGACCTCGAGGATCGGAAGCAATGGGCCAAGGCCAATCCGGCGCTCGGCGTCTTCCGCGACCGCGAGGACCTGGCCTCGGCGATCCGCAAGGCCCTGCGCATGCCGGCCGAAGAGCCCAAGGTCCGCAACCTGTTTCTCAACCAGCGGGTCTCGCCGACCTCGCCATTGATTTCGCGGGCCGAATGGGCGGCTTGCGCCGGCGACGCGACGATCGAAGATCACGAGGATGTCTATCTCGGCCTCGACCTTTCGAGCGTCAACGACCTGACTGCGCTGGTCGCGGTCACGGTCAAAGAGCCGATTCGCGTCAAGGCGTTTTTCTGGAAGCCGCGGGATTCGATCCTCGAGCAGTCAAAGCGGGACTTCGGCGCCGGGTCGCACCGCTATTTAGAGTGGGCGGACGATGGCTGGCTCATGATGTCGCCCGGGAAAACGATCGACCACGCGCAGGTCGCCCGGTTCATCGCCGAGCTTTATCTGCGCTATCGGATCAAGGGCCTGGCGTACGATCGCTATGCGATGAGCTATGTGCGCGCCGAGTTCGACCGCATCGGCTTTGCGACGCACGAGGACGACGAGAAGAAGCGCGGCTCCGGCCTGCGCATGGTCGCCTGGGGCCAGGGATATGCGTCGATGGGGCCGGCGATCGACGCCTTCGAGCGGGCGGTTTTGGAAAGCAAGCTCGTTCATCCGAGTTCGCCAGTCCTCAACTGGAACATCCAGAACGCCGTGTCGATCATGGACGCCGCCGGCAATCGGAAGATCGACAAGGACGCGGCCCGGTTTCGCATCGATGGCGCGGTCGCTCTGGCGATGGCGCTGGGCCTCAGAGCGAAGGATCGCGCCAGCCAGCCGGTGTTCGACGTCATGGCTTTGATTGGCTGACGGAGTGAAACGAATGAAGATGATCGCTTCCGGCTTGCTCGCTCTGGCGTTCATGATTGGCGCAGGCGCCGAGGCCAACGCCGCAGCTTGCGCCGCTGGTCCTTACCGAGCGGGTTGCGTCGGTCCTCACGGCGCGGTCGGCGTTCATAGGGGCATCGCGCCTTATGGCTATCATGGCGCAGTCGTGCGGCCCGTCGTTCGGCCTGCCGCCGCCTGCGTCTATCGCGCCGGTGTTCGCATATGCCGGTGAAGAAAGCCGCGCCGGCGGCAAAGGCGACGGCGATGTCCAGGCGCTACAGGACGGAAGTCATGGTCCCGGCCTCGCCCCGCGTTGTGAAAGCGCCCAAACCCGCCAAAACATCGACTAAGAGCAAAAAGGGAAAGCGAATCTAGCGCGGTGCGGTGGCTGTTCGTAATCGCCTTCGTGTGGGCGGTAGGCAGCGTCTCGCTCTGGTGGATGTTCCGCCCGCACAAGGTCCGCGAACGCGACCCCGAAGCCAAGCGCGAGCGGCTCCGACAGATCGAGCGCGATCGATTGGAAGAGTGGCGGCGCCGGCATGAAGCCAAGCTAGCCGCCAAGCGTCTCAAGAAGCCGAAGGATCAACCGCTGTACGACGACGGTGACTTCCCGCCCTCGGCCTACCCAGTCCGAGAATTCATAACGCTAAGCCTCTTCATGCTCGGCGTCTTCGCGTTGTTTTGGTGGCTGCTCTGGAGGTGGCTATGAGCCTCGCTGCAATTCTGCTCGGCCTGATCAATATCGCGATTGTCGTCGCGGTCCTGATGCTGATCGGCGCCATCGTGCTCTGGTTTCTGCAATGGATCTTCAGCGTCACCGTCCCGGCGAACGTGCAGAAGCTTTACATCGGGATCGTCGCGCTTGTGGCGCTCTACATGATTGTGGCGCTTTTGCTCGGCATCCCCACCATTCACCTCATCGGCCGATACGATTGACATGAACGTCAACGTCAAACCTTCGCGGTCGTTTCAAAAGCGCAAGCCGTCGCCGATCGAGGCGCAGGCGACTGGCTCAGCGGAGACGTTTGTTCGTTTTGTCGTCGTCAAGGCGGCGGCTCAAATCTTGCGGCGTCCGAGTCGCGACGACCAGATCAGGTTCGCCACCGAGCGGTTCCCTGGCGATGCGCGCTTGCGCACCGTGATCCGCGCCGCGCAAGAGCCGCCCTATGACATCACCAACACCCCGGCGCTGGCGGTCATGGGGACTGACTACGTCGAGAGCTTGAAGCCGATCTCGGCCGCAGCGCGGTTGTTCGGCGCCAGCCAGATGATGCTCAACTT